TGGTGGCAACCGTGGGACAAGGATCATCTACCTATGCTACAACATGTCATACAAAGTTATGATACAGCGTTCTCGAAAAAAGAAACCGCTGACTATTCTGCGATTACGACCTGGGGCGTCTTTTATCCTGAAGAAGGTGGTGCCCCGAATATTATTTTACTAGACGCGATTCGCGGTAAGTATGACTTTCCAGAACTTAAAGCCGTGGCTCTCGACGCACAGAAATATTGGGAGCCTGAAACAATCATCGTCGAACAAAAAGCGTCTGGTGAACCACTGACTCAAGAGTTTAGAAGAATGGGTATTCCAGTGGTACCGTTTACTCCTACCAGAGGAAATGACAAACATACGAGAGTTAATAGTTGTGCACCCGTCTTTGAAAGTGGAGCCGTCTGGTATCCGTATGGGGAAAAATTTGCGGAAGATGTCATTGACGAATGTGCCGCGTTTCCACATGGTGCCAATGATGACTATGTTGATTCTATGAGTCAGGCCATACTAAGGTATCGTCAGGGGAACTTTGTTGAGTTATACTCGGACTATAGAGATGATGAAGATCTACCCGAAAAAACCTATAACTACTACTAGAGCGTATGGCAGAACAAGAAAAAACAATTCAAGAACAGAATCGTGAAAATCTAGGTGCGCTTGGTATCGGTGCGGGTATCGTTACTGGTATCGTTGCCAAAACCCCTATTGGTCGTCAAGCTAAAAAAATCTATTCAGGCATCAAAGGTTTAATAAAACCAAAAAATGAGATTTCTGATTTACCCGCAACTAAAGGAAATGAATTGTCTAACGCTAGATTTATTCAAGAAGATGAAACGTTAACTGCATTACAAAAAAGGCAAAAAGAGGCTCGTGAACAAATGGATTACGATGTCAATGTTGTGGATGACATAAAACAAAGAGTGGCAAGTAATCCTTTAACCCTAGGAGGACGCAACACGGCTGCGGATACAGATGTCAGTGTGCACGGCTCTGCTTTGTTTGATGCCATTGCAACTTTTCCAAACATGGGTAGAAAAAAAGGTTATCAAGCACCAGCAGAAGCTTGGGCAGATTATTTTAAAAAAGGACAGGTTGGCAAGATAGGCGATGTAAAAATAAATGTAACGCGAGACGAGTTAGCGGATACCAACATAGCTTACTTTGATGAGAAAAATAATTTAATAGGTGGTTATCTTAAACTAGCACAAGATGAAAAGGTACCGGTATCGGCAAAAACATTATTAGAGATGGTATCTCAATCTCCAGCACATAACACCGCTCACATTCGTATGGGGTACGGTCAAGATTTAAAACCAGTGGCAGAAGATTTTTTTGAGGAGTTTGATGATGTAATAGCAAGAGTAAAAAAACAAGTTGATGACCTAGCTAATAAAAATGATATAGCTAGGCAAAAGGATCCTAATGTGCCTATCAATGCAGATGCAGTGAGGTTACAAGAAGACCTTGATGACTTAGTTGAATACTACTACACCAAAGGTACTGATTTTAAAGCTAGGAATTTTGGTGCTAGTTTGAAACCATCTAAACAATCTGATGATGAATTTATAAATTCGTTAGGAGGAGCTGTACGTGGATTGCGTGATAAAAGTGAAAGGTTTGATGATTTAGGTATACCTTTTGATACTACTTTTAATGATTTTATTAATAAATTTGACAATTTTGCTGCTGTGTTACAAAGAGAAATAGGTACCGGCACCAGTGTCAAACACAGTCAAGACGATGCATATCGTCTGTTCGGCCCAGAAACATACCACGAAGATTTAATTTATTTTAAAAACATGGACGGTGGTTCTGAAGGGCAAGGTATTTTTGGTTTAGATTTTAAAATGCCTCGCGCCAGACATTACTCTGGTGTAGCAGATAATCAGCTATATCATATTCGTTACGGTAGACGAGCTTTGGAGGGAAGTCCAAATGAAAAAGTTTATGTATTAGATGAATTGCAAGCTGATGTGCAACAAGCTACACAAAGGGAGCTTAGAAGAGGCAACCCACAAGAAAAAGAATCTTACATGAGATTTAACCCTACTAATTCTGGTTATTTAAAATCACTTTTCAGAGACAGACGTGTAGAAAAATATTATGAAATGGAAGATTTAATTACAAATCAAACTAACCTTGCTGGTAGATTTGACGAGTCTACTGCAAAAGAATATGCAAGATTATCTAAAGAGTTTGATGAAATAAGTGCAGCACAAGCAGATCCTAAATCAGGTAGTGCAAGTGCAGAGGAGTTGAAACAAAAATACAACAATTCTAATATAGATTTTCAACCGATGCTCGATACTGAAAAAGGATGGGGATCACATGGTATGAAATATTTAATCAAACAAGCCATACGAAATGATGTTGATTATATAGCTATTAATCCAGCTGAAATGGTATCTTTCAAAAAAAGAGGTAGTGACAGGAAAATTGGAACTTTACAATATTATGGTAACGCTAGGGGTAAAGCTGGTTATGAAAACTATACCATAGGTGATAAAAAAACTAATCCAAAGCAAACAGCAACTTTACCAAAAATTTTAGAAGACTTGGCTAAACAGTATAAATCTGAAGCTAAAACTATTCGAGTGGCTAAATCGGATCCAAAAAAACGATTTAAAGTAATACAGGAGGGAAGGTTTGACGCTGGCGAAGAAACTTTTACTTATGCTAATACGGAGCATCTTGCTGCATTTAAGACCAAACTTGAAGCGGAAAGATTTAATGAATTAAGAAACGGAAAAATAGTTGAAATGGACGCTGATGACCCTGATCTATATTATCCAGTATTTGGTTTAAAAATAACACCTGAAATGAAGTCTAAGCCCTTTAAGTTATATAAGAAAACAGGTGGTCTAGTAGTTGATATATTTAAGTGGTAGAATTTTAATATGACAAAAATGGACCCAAGATTAAAAAAAATATATAGCGAAAGAAAGCAGAAGAAAGCCACTGCTGGTATTAGGCAAATAGCTGCTAAAAACAAATCGCTACAGAGGTTACTTGCTAACAGCACAGCAAGGTTTAATCCGTTAAAAAAAGTAGGAGCTATTCCTACTGCTATTCCTATGAGTGCAAAAACTGGGAAATATGTTCAAGTTAAGTGTAAACTAGGTAAAAACAAAAAAACAAAGGTGACTTAATCATGGCTGTTGAAGACAATATTCAAGTAACGCAAGAAGAAGTAGATGCGGTTGAACCTGTTGATGTAGAAATTACAGATGAAGCTGTTGAACCAGAGCAAGTGCAAGAAGAGGCTCAGGATTTTTATGTCAATCTTGCTGAAGGCATGGATGAAAGAATACTAGCCAGTATGGCTAATGAATTACTTGCCGATTACAAAAAAGATAAAGAATCAAGAGGTGATTGGGAAAAGTCATACACTTCTGGTTTAGATTTATTAGGTTTTAAATACAATAATGAAAGTGGTCCTTTTCAAGGCGCTAGTTCGGTAACACATCCAATGCTTGCTGAATCAGTGACACAATTTCAAGCGCAAGCTTATAAAGAATTGTTACCTTCTGACGGGCCTGTTAGTTCAAAAGTCGTTGGTGCTTTGACACCAGAAAAAGAAGCACAAGCACAACGTGTTGAAGAATTTATGAACTATATGATTACTGAGGAGATGGAAGAATATACTCCTGAGTTTGATCAATTATTATTTTATTTACCACTTGCTGGATCTGCATTTAAAAAAGTTTATTTTGATGATGTATTGCAACGAGCAATATCAAAATTTGTACCTGCGGAAGATTTAGTCGTGCCTTACTATGCTACAGACCTAAAAGACTGTGAGCGTATTACACATCTAGTTCGTATGAGCGAAAACGATATTTTAAAAAAACAACAAATAGGATTTTATCGTGATGTAGATATTCTACCTAGTCGCATGGAAGATAGTGAAGTGCAAGACAAATACAATGAGCTAAGTGGTCAAAACCGTTCAGGTGATGCTGAGGGTGATTATCAATTTAATGTTTTAGAAATGCACGTTGATTTAGATTTAGTAGATCCTGAAAACAAAAGTGATGAAAAAAATATTAAGATACCTTACATTGTAACTTTAGATGAAGGTTCACGAGAGATATTATCTATTTATCGTAACTTTGAACCTGATGATCCATTACTTAAACGCAAAGAATTTTTTGTGCATTACAAATTTTTACCTGGTTTAGGCTTCTATGGTTTTGGTTTAATACACATGATTGGTGGTTTGAGCAAGACTGCTACTGCATCGTTAAGACAACTATTAGATGCAGGTACATTAGCTAACCTACCAGCTGGTTTTAAAACTCGTGGTATGCGTATTCGTGATGATGACCAACCATTTCAACCAGGTGAGTTCAGAGATGTTGATATTGTTGGTGGAAGAATACAAGATTCTTTCATGCAATTACCATTTAAAGAGCCAAGTCAGACTTTATTTCAACTTTTAGGCTTTGTAGTACAAGCTGGACAGCGTTTTGCAGCAATTGCTGACATGCAAGTGGGTGAAGATGGTAAAAATAGAGCAGTTGGTACGACTGTTGCCCTTTTAGAACGCGGTTCAAGGGTCATGAGTGCCATACATAAGCGTTGTTACTACGCAATGCGACAAGAATTTAGACTTTTAAACAATGTTTTTGCTTCATATCTGCCTCCAGTGTACCCATATGCGGTTTATGGTGGTGATCGCATGGTAAAACAAGCTGATTTTAGTCCAGAAGTTGATGTTATACCCGTTGCAGACCCAAATATTTTCTCAATGTCGCAAAGAGTGACTTTAGCACAGACACAATTGCAAATTGCACAGTCAAATCCGCAAATGCACAATGTACATGAAGCATATCGTCGTGTTTATGCAGCATTAGGTACAAAAGACATCAACACTTTGCTTAAAAAACAAGAAGAACCACAACCAAAAGACCCTGCACTTGAAAATGCAGACGCTTTAGCTATGAAACCACTAAAAGTATTTGAGTTTCAAAACCATGATGCGCATATTTTTGCTCACATGGCGTTTATGAAAACCAGAATGGTACAAATGAACCCACAAGTATATGCTTTATTACAAGCACATATTAGTGAACACATATCTTTCAAAGCTAAGGCTCAAGCTCTAATTTTAATACAACAAGAGCAACCTGATGTGATGCAACTACAACAAACTGACCCAGAAGGATTTAGACAGGTTTTTGATGGCGTGCATGCGGAAAGAATACAAGTATTGACAGAGGAATTAGTCGAACAAGAACAGCCTGCTGATGATCCATTGGTTAGATTGAAACAACAAGAGTTAGATATGCGTGCTGCTGACATGCAACGCAAGGGTGAAGAATTCTTAGTGCAAGAACAGAGAAAGGCAGATGAGTTTGACCAACGAATTGATTTAGATAAAATGGAACGTGAAGACAGTGAAGATGCTGGTAAAGAAAGAATACGAGTCGCAGATGATAAATTAGATATCATGCGTGATAAGTTGAAACAGGACACTAGTAAAGATAAGTAGGAGGAGCTATGTATACATTAGCAAAAATAATGGCCGCACATCCTAACAGAAAGATTGGTGGTCAATATCGCAGACTATATTTTCGTGGACTAATGCCACATAAATTATGAAAAAGTTAAGTAAAACAGTACCACCTAAACGAGGACCAAACCCACAAGGTTTAAAAGGTGGCGGTGATTTTGACCCTGAAGGCAAGGGCTATGATTATAAAACTTTTGATAAGTTGGGTGGTAAAAGAGATGCAAAAGGTCATGGGTTTAGTCGTAATCCAAAAACAGGTATGTTATTGAAAGGCCGTAAACATAAAACATTTAATCTTGGTGTAAGTGTTGATGAAAATTTAGGCTATGGTCTTAAAAAGAAAGGTGATCGATATTACACCGAAAAATTAAAACGAGGAATACCTGCTGGAAAATACAAAGATATGAGTAAGTTTTCAAAAGGTGGTTGTCCATTTCGTGATGTGGGCGCAAGAAGTCCTTACAAAGGAGTCAGTGCTATTCAAGTCAAAGGTCAAAAATTTATAGGAGTCAAATAATGGTAGGTTTAATTGTATCTGGATTATCGAAGGCTGTAGGTGGTTATTTTGAACACTCAGCAAAGAAAGCGAAAGCTAAATCTGATTTAAAAATAGCAGAAATAGATGCTAAAGTTGCAGTTCAAAAAAAGGTGGCGGAAGGTAAAGTCGAATGGGAGACCGCTATGGCAAAGGCTTCTGAGGATTCGTGGAAAGACGAGGCTTGGACTGTATGTTTTATAGCTATTATAATTTTTTCTTTCATACCTTATTTTCAGCCATTTGTTGCAAGAGGTATTGAATTTTTATCTACATTTCCAGAGTGGTTACAATGGTCAATTATGGCTTCCATTGCTGCAAGTTTTGGGTTAAAATCAATCGGTAAATTTACTAAGTAGAGGTACATGTTATGGCAGGTATGAAAAAAAGTAAGGGTTACGCTAAAGGTGGCGCTAAAATGATGAAAGCTAGAGGCGGTAAAATGGCCAAAGGTTATTCTAAAGGCGGACCTAAAATGATGAAGGCCATGGGCGGTAAAATGGCTAAAGGTTATTCTAAAGGCACCGGTAAAGGCGGTGTAAAAACTATGACACTCGCTCAGTTACGAGCGCAAGCAAGAAAAAAAGGTTATAAAATTACCAAGGCTTAAAAAATTTGTCACATTTAATATCAAACATACCTTTAGTTTTAAAGGCATGGGTTAGAAAAGAATTTACACATAATCATCGTGCGTATCACGGTGAATTCCTACACTGCTATGTTATCGCAGTCAACACTATTCCAGATCGTTGTTTAAGTTTTCAAGTTATCTTTACTGGTTGTGAAGATGAAGAGAATCGTTTAGAAAATCCTCATGGCGGTGCAATGTGGGCTCGTATGCCAATTACAGCATTGGTCGAAGATGAACCATTAGATGAAATGCCACCACCCATGCCAACACATATAGCTCAACCTTGGGATGTATCTTCTAGAGATCATTCAATTGTGATTTTTGATAGAACTAGTTCAAGTCCTTGGTTAGCTCGAATTGAAAACGAATTCTATACTGCTAAATATTATTTCACTGTAGATTACACTAACAGTGAGATAGCCGATGACCCAGCACAACATAAACAATCACATGTACTAGCTTTAACCGAAGGTCCGTGGAAAGGTTGTTTTGTAGCCTTACCTAATAATCGCGTACGCGTGACTTCACCTGCTATGTGGGTGACCGGGAATGGTCCACCAGACTTTGTGCCATCACAATGGACACATAAAGCAGAAGCGCATGACAGTTACATGGATTGGGAATACACTTTTAATAATTTGTACGCACCAGAGAAGAAGAAAAAATAAATGCACGATCCAGATACTATTCAAAGTCTTATCCACTTTATTAGAAAAAGAGTTGATGAAACAAAAGATCATATTGTGTATGGGGTAGACAACTTAGAACAATTACAATATGCTAAAGGCAAGATCGGTGCATATGAAGCACTGCTTCAGGATTTAAAAGACCTGCAAAAAAATGAGGAGAATACA